GGCAAGTGCGGCATGATTAGCGCAATAAGTAAGCCCATCGACTTCATAATTTCCCACAGCTCCACACGGATAGCCTTTCCACGGCCACGATGTTCTTACTCCGTGACACTTATCAGTCATTTTGCCCTCCCATTAAATACCCATTTCTTTATTAAAAAATACCTTAATACTTTTGTTGGAATAAAGTGGATAGTAAAGACATGGCCGCAAACATGAAGTTCAATCCGCGAGTTCATGGCCTGCACCTTGCCCATAGTTTTCATTTCCGCACACCTTGATTTAAGTAGTCCATCACAAGATTTAGTTTCTCAATGACTTCGTTGAGCTTGGCCCTGTTTTCATGTGTGGCGTTCCAATACTCGCTAGATACATTTCTTGGATTAAGCGGCTCAATCTTCTCAAGGCTGAAAAGTTTTGCATTAGATGAAATAGATTCCCGTGATGGAGAAAACGATTCTATAATTTCTTTTGCCATAGCCGCGATTAAATCAGGGTCAACAATTTTACCAGAGTTTTTAGGTGAGCAATATCCCCTTGCTAACGCTTGCAATACCTGTGTTTCCATATCCATTTCTTTCTCCTTTCAAACTGGTCGTGGCCTGGATTCCCCACTCAGGCTCCATGATTTAACCCATAGTCAGATTTAGGGCTATCTCTCCACTACTTACCCTGCGCTGACACGCAGCACGACCATGTATTATTCCCTATCCTCCCTCTTCAACCAATCTCTCGATAATACTGACTGAAGATTTTAAATTTTTAAATGTGTTCACCGGTATTTCATCAATAGTTCTATGAATGGCATAACACCTCTCTCTTACTTCTGTATACAATTCCACCTTCATTCCTCTCTTTTTAATTTCATTAATGTCAAGGCTCATGAATTTAATTCCCCTTTCGCTATTTTTATCATCTTGTCTTCACAAATCATAAAATCAATCAAATTTGTTTCTCTTTGATTGAGTTTGGCGTCTGCCAGAAATTTTAATTCGATTGGGGTAATAGCAACAATAATCTCCCTATCAAGCATTTCTTGTATTTTTGGATTGTCCGGACTTATCTTATAAGCATCAATGCTTGGGTCTTTTGTTCCTTCAGTTTTTATAAATTCAATTCTTTCCTCATCTAATGGTTTAATTGCTTCAATAATCTTTTCAAGATTTTTTCTTAACCAGTACTGAGCTTGAACTGACAAATCTTGTTCCAATAATTTTTTTGTTGCATTCCATATTGCGTCAACCTGACCATATTTTATTACTTTCATCTCTTCCATAATAATTTCTCCTTTTCTCTTTTATTTTTCTGTTCTTGTATTATATCTTGTTTGGTAAACCTGTTACCACAATTTAAGCATCTAAAATAACCTTCTTTGTGGTCTGTCACTATTCTATTGGATTGGCAATAAGGACACTTCATAATATTCTCTATTTCACAAGGAGATGGTATTTTCCTCTATTAGGCCATTTACCATGTTCAAAAAAATAATTTGTATCATCCATTTTGTGCTGTATCATAAATTTAAGAAAACCAGGTTTTCCATAATTGGTTAGAACCATACCACAAGTTGTACAATAACATTCTCCACTTGAATCATCTTCTAATACTTCAAGGGTTTGTTCATGATGACATTGAGATGATGAATATTTTCTATTGGGATCCAATTTGCACTTTGTTTTCAGCTATAATTTCAAATTCAGCCTCTTGATTACATTCCAATAACTTTTTTACTAAATCTTTTACTTTCATATTCCCTCCTTCTTTATTTTTTTCCTCCAGAACAGCGGACTTCTCCTTTCTTATTTAATGGGTGGTCTAGCACCACTAACTACAATCCCCACAATATATAGTTTTTATCTGTAACGCTAGACCACCTGCCTCCTCATTTGTACATCCACCATTCCATGTTTCCCAATAACACAAACCAACTTCACCTTTTTTGTAATACAAACACTTCTTCTGTTCCTTCTCCCTCATAAGCTGTGGCCTCACGCCACAACACCCATTGACGCATTTATTTATCTTTTTCGATTTCCTTTTTACCATCTTCTGACCTTTATATACATGTATCTCTTTTGTTCGTCCATGTCTTTCCACAGCCAATTAAAATATTTCGTCCATAAATAAGCGACCGTTACTGAATAGCCTATGAGCATAGGCAAAACAACAAATACAATTAACAATGCTGAATCAATAATTATTTGCATTTCTTATACTCCTTGATTTAAGGAGGAGATGGGTTAGGTACGAAAGGAGAAATAACAAACTCTGTCTGTCGTTTCCTACAGACCACCATACCATCTCCTTTGTTTATTTTTATTTTGGAATTTTGCTTTCCAAAATTACAACTCCATTCTGTTTGATACGAACAGATTTAGATTTACTTACTGCTTCAAGATTAGCCACCGCTGACAATTCATTTTTATGGCTTGACCTATATATCCATCTTCTTCCTTTTTTGATTTCCACCACAAACATTGACTCTCTCATCTTTTAACACAAATCCTTTCGTAAAAAGATTATATATTGATACTGTTTGTCTATTAGTACAACTAGGACAATCATTTGACATCAATTGCTTATAAGAAAAAACTTCAAAACAATCCGGACAAAATCTTGCATCTAACAGTTTCATTTCACCCTCATATCAATAAGTGTTTTTGAATCAGTCCATTCTAAAAATTCAGAAAATTTCATAATTACTATCAAATTGTTAGGTTGTTGAATATTTGGAATTATTGCCTCAATAATATTTCCAGGAACATTAAAATAACTACAAAGCGTTAAATAATAATTAAGATTGATTGTAACACAAACCTCTTTTTGATTCCTTCTAAATATCAATACCGGCTGTCTTCCTGATAATACAGCATCATTAACACATTGTTCCCACATGGAACATACCATCGGTTTTTTCTGTCTTGAATCTAATAAATCAAGAACATCCCAATGGGTTACTTTTTTAGTACCATTTTTTAAAATAGATTTGCTTGCATATCCTGTCTTACATTCCACCGACCATAAATCAAACAAAGGCTTTGCTAAATCGTCAGAATGTTTTAAATCTCCATGCATATAAATATTTGTTTTCTTCTTATTTTTTAATCTTACTGTTGCTCTCCCACCAGAAGTATCATTACGACATACTGCGTCATCTCTTTTACCATCTGTTAACCAAAGAGATAATTTTTTAGCAACTTCTAGTTCAAAACTTCCGCCTTTCGCCATTATTTTTTTCTTCTCCTAATAATTTTAACTTCCTGTTCTTCTATTTTTTCTTCTGGCTTACTCACAATAGAGACTCCATTTATGTTTTTTATCTCTATTACATTGTCAGCATATTTCAAAATGTCTTTTTGGTCGCTTATCATTATAATTTGAAGTCCCAATTTCTCACAAACCTCTTTTATCATCTGTGATGCTTTTTCTTGATACTCAGGAGAATGTAAGAATTTCATTGGCTCATCAAGTAACAAAACTGGTCTAGTCTTATTTATTGACCATAAAGAAATTCTTAAAGCTAATGAAGCAACATCTGATACACCGCCTCCTCCTGTATTTAATATATCATCAGATTCATTACCATTTTTAAGAAATAAAAGTTTTGCTTCTGTTTTATTTCTCTTCTGAACAAAGGAAAGTTTGAATTCATAAGGAGCAGGAAATACCGAAGACAATGCCATAGTCACAAGATGAGAAATATGATATTCCAATTGCTTCTGAGTATTTTCTGCAACAGTCTGAGAGATTACTCTTGCTTTCGAATAAATCTCCAGGTCGTGATAATTTTTATTTAACCTGTCTTGCATCTCTTTCCTTTGTTTGAGAGTTATCTCTCTAACCTTTTGCAGACCTATAAGTCTTGTTTTAATAGCCTCGGCTGATTTTAAAATATCCATATCAGCTTTCCTTTTGATTTTTTTCTATCATATTGGTCAGCGCAAGAAATTTATTTTGTATTTTATTGTTTAATTTTTTCATGTCTTCTGTCAATTCCTTTAATACATTCTCTGCATCTTCAATGGTCTCAATATCAAATGATTCTTGTAATTGTTTTAGTATTTCAGATTGCCTGCCAGCAATAGTTGCCTTCTCTCTTTTAGCTTCTTCAATTTCTTCTGTCAATTCTTGTATAAGATTTATGATTTCTTTCATGGCAAATCCCTCAAACATCTTTTTATGAATTCTTGTATTTCTTTATCTACATTATTTTTCTTGAAATAAAATAATAAATTGTCCTCAAAATTTAATCCCATCTCCTTATGTTCGGACAATCCTTTTACGAAAGCATCAAGCTCAAGATTTCTTTTCTTTTCTATTTCAATTTTACGTTCATCAAAAACAAAATCTTTTACAGGTATGTGAATTTTCTCACATACCTTGCCATCAAGCATATACATAACCGGTTTATGTTCAATTTGAGCCACTGTACTTCTCATAAGACTTCCACAATTAAATAATATCTTTTTTCCAACCGTGTCTGAAAAACTGGTATGGTTATCTCCAGAAACAATGATATCAAATTCATTTTCTTTAAGTAAATCTTTTACATAAACAAAATCCGTTTGTTGTGTCCATAACTTATCTTTTACAACCATCTTATGAATTAAAAGGATAGATTTTGTATTTCTAATTTTTATCTTTGGAATGGATTCTCCATAACCTGACCCATATATTATGTATTCATCCAACGAATATATTTTTTCCCCAGAGAGAATTCGTAAATTTCCGCAAGAAGATTCTAATGCGCCCAATGCTGTGTTTTCCTTTTGTCGATATTTCATATCATGCTGACCATATATAGCCAAAACCATCACATCGTCATACGTCTTAAAAAGAGATACAATTTCTGAAAAGAATCTATAAGACGGATTAGGTTTATCAAAAAAATCTCCTGGTTGAAGAATACAGCAATTATATTTCCTTGCGTAAGAAAATATATAAATCAGTTTATTCTTCAATGCTTCATTGTAATTATCAATTCTGTTTTTTGGTGTATCTTCAGTAATATGCAAATCACCAACAACCAAAAATTTTTTACTTGTCATAATTTTTTAATTCCTTACATTCAATATTCAGTAAAGGACATATCGGATTGTTTCTTATTGTCTCATTGTATTTTTTCTGAAATGATTTTATTTCTTTATCCAGCTTATCAATACACCATGTGTTATTATTATACTTCGTCCATAATGATTCCAACTTCGCCTTATTTTTTTCCAAAGAAGTATATTCTTCCACCATAGATGCTAACTCTTTAACTGTTTGTTCAAGCTTCAAAGTTTTTTCTGTTGATTTCTTTTCTAAGTCTATTTTTCTATATGCTTGTATTCTGTTCTCAAGAATATTTTTATCTTCGACCATTTCCTTGTATTCTTCAGCTTCCTCTTCCAGCCTTTCGTATTTAACAAAAGCATCATCCAAATATGATAGTTCTTTAATTTTCTCATCAAGAGAAGCAACTTCTTTTTCATTTATTTTAATCTCTGTATTGATTACATGAATCTCAGAATTTATTCTTGAAAACAAATGGTCAATGATATCCAAACCTGTAATGATATTTAATTTCTTAGATACCTCGCCGGCAGAATCATTCAGCAGAAAATAAGATTGATGCTGTGGTTGAATATTTAACTCAGACAAATTCAGAATATCAATAACCTCTTCTGGAACATCTGTTTTAATAGCATCAAACTTTTTATCCTCCATAATATAGGAAGATTTTCCATTGATTCTATTTTTTGTTATTGTTGTATCATCATGTAATGTCAATACAGTTCCAATAACATCCTTTTCAGAACAATCCCAATTTCTTATTGCATCTCCTGATGGTCTATTGTTTATCAACCACAGCAACGATCTTAATACAGCAGTTTTGCCAGAATCAGAAGAGCCAGTAATAACATTTAATCCTTTTGTAAATGTTAAATAAGAATTTTTATGGCTTTGAAAATTGATTATGGCAAGATCTTTTATCATAAATTACATTTCCTTCTTCATTTCGTTTATTCTATCACGAATTGGTTTGATATCTTTTTTTATCTCCTGAAGAGCTTTCCTTGCCTTGGATGCTGCTGTTTTTATTCTCTTCTGTTCAAACCTATCAATGTAGGATTCAACATCATTCATCTTTTCCTTTAGTTCTTCAAACATCTCTCTTAACGATTTAACATTTTCTTTTTTAGCCATTTCTCTTCCTCCTTAAAATAATTGTTTCCATTTATCCAAACTCTCTATAAGAGAATTAAAACCATACTTTTCAAAAACGGTTCTGAATTTGTCTGGAGTAAAATTATCTTTTACAATACGTTTTCTGAAATCAGGACATCCCTCAAATGGAAGTGAGACAAGTCTTTCTGTTATCGTGGTATCATATGTATTTATCTTTTTATAAGTCTTGCTGTTTTCTTTCAATTCCTTTTTCAAATATTTGATAGCTGTTTTTTCTCCAACACCTTTTACTCCTTTGATATTATCTGTATTGCAGCCAGCAATAGATTTTACTCTTTTCCATCCTGACGGATTAATCTTGTATTCTCTTATGAACATATTTTTTGTATAAACAGATCCTTTTATATCACAGATATTACACCAATTCAATAACTGATAAAGATCCTTGTCGCTTGATATAACAACAGTCCGTTCGTCTGAGCCAACAACCAATGAGGCAATTATATCATCAGACTCATATCCCTTCTCCTCAAACACATTGGCAAATCCCATCTCCGGAAGAACCAACTTCAGCTTATCAAACTGTTCATAAGCTATCCGGTTGCTTTCCTCTTCTTCCTCTGTTAAATTTTGCCTTCTGTTCATTTTATAGTCTGGATATATTCCTCTTCTCAACGACTCTTTGCTGTCCCAACAGAATATGAATCTGTTTGTTTCAAATTTTCTTGACATATTAAAAATGGTTTTCAGAAACCCAAATATGATTTCTGTTCTACCACCTCTGTATGTAAGACCAGAGGACAATGCAAACTTTTGAGCATAAGCAACGTAGTTGCTATCAATAATAAGAAGCATTAAAATTTTCTCTCTCTGTGTACTTTTATGTTGTCTTCAACTGCGTTCCACTTCTCGCTGACCATCTTTCTTATTTTGTCCTGCAATTTATTTTCTGTTATGTAGGAGTATAATTTTTCTTGGTTTGTAAATTCCTTTTCGTCGAATTCCATCCTTTTATCTTTTTCACCGTACAAATAAATTATCGAGGACAGGATATCATCAACACCATAATCAAACAGAGCAGCAAACTCTGCTTCACGGAAGGCTTTGCCAACCTTGCTTCGTTTCAGTTTTGCTTTAACAATTATTCCGTATGGTCTTGTTTCTCCTTTATAGGTTTTCTCCAGTTTCTTTTTCACCGCCAGCCAGCAGCACTGGTGTGTATAAAAGTCAAGAGCCTTCCCACCACTTCTACGATACTTCTCACCAAACATAACATTGATATTCTCTCTCACTTGAGATATCACAATCAATGTCGCATCCTTTCCCTGTCCTATACTGCAAAGATTGCCAAAGAACTTTCCGGAGTATTTTTGCTTGGCCATTCCATAAGACCCTTTCTCTGGCATGTCTTTATCAGCAGCATCCAGAAATGTATCAAGTTCTTCTTCAGAAGCCATAGCATCAAGTGAGTCAACTATGTAAAGCAGAAACTCTCCATCCTTTAATGCCTTCACCCTTCTGGTGTAATCTCTACCAAATGCCTGCACCGTAGGGATTTGAATCCATTCAACAGCATTAAAAAATTCATCTCCATACATTTCTTCAATTGGAAAATCCATAACTCCTTCAACATTATTATATACAATATAAATTTTCTTTACTTTTGAAAATGTTTCTGGTTCTTTATTCAATTTGTAATAACAATTTGCTGCTGCTTCAAGTGCCAGCAGTGTCTTCCCACTTGAGCCATCACCAATAATGTTTACAACTCTTCCTCTTGCCCATCCACCACTTTTATCTTTTCCAGACAGAGCAAGATTCAATACAGTAGCACCACTATCTAAAAATTCAACCTTTGTTTTATAAACAGAGGTGACTGGGTCATTTATAGACTCTTTTATATTCTTTGCAATGTTGCTTGTCGTTCTTCTTCTTATTTCCATAATCAATCCTTCCAAAACCAATAATCACCAAGTCCAATGCAATCATCAAGGTCAAAGCCATACCACATTGGCTCTACTTGTTCTTCATTAAATAGAGGTTTTCCTTTTTTATTCCACTTATGAGCAATCTCTCCACTCATAACATTATATCCTAATACTTTCCAACCATCATAGGTCTTATAAACTGAAGAAGCAGGAAAAGGACTTTTATGTAATTTGCTCCAATCAACTTTTCCTGCTTCTGTTTTCACCATCACCCCATCAAGACAAAGATATTTTTTATTATCTTCTTCCGCCTCTACGTTCCTCTCTATCTTTTCGTTTCTGCTCTTTTATTTCTTTTTCCTTATCAGCACATGCGTCATAATTTTTACAAGTAGCACATGAATCGCTGCTGTCAATATCTTCACCAAAACTTAATCCTTCCGGGCATTCGTCAGTTGGAATATTCTTTGGAACATCCTTTTCTGTTCTATTCCTATCTCTACCTCTCACATTCTCTTCACCATCAGATGTTCTTGATTCCTCTTTCCCTTTGGATTCCAATTCTTCATCAGAAGCGGAGTCAAAAATTTCTTTTATCTTATCATAATCAAGTACAACGATTATTTGATCGAGCTGAAAAGCATCATCAAGGTATTTTTCATCTATATCGTAATCTCTCGGTTCAAGTTTGTGACCAGAAACTGTTTTGAATTCGTCAGTATCAACATTAAAAGAGATACTCTGACCTACCTCCTTGCGAGGATCTGCAAAAGGAATCACACCACCACCACGAGGACGTGTTGCAGCAGATTGAATTGCCTTCTCACCGTATTTATGGGAAGTCTCCCAGACCTGAACTCCCTTCTTTTCTTCCTTCGCATTGGTAACATTGACAACATTATAAACACTTCTTCTCTTCGGAGCAATGTCTCTGTAATCCTCATACTCCCAACCTTTGTCCTTAATCATCTTGTTGATGTATTCGCAAATTGGACAAGGCTTATTGTAGTTCTTCTGAGGACAAACAATATGTGCTTTTCCAGTTCCAATATTCTGGTGAATGTGTATGTCCAGATAATATGCAGGATCTCCCTCAGGAACTCTCATAGGCTTGGGCATATTATCACCAGACACAAATGGAATAATGTCTATAATGTGTGGTTCGTCCTTTGTAGCACCAAACTTGACCAGAGGAATTTCAAGATCTTCACGAAAGAATTTTAAAAAAGTGTCTCCTTCTTTCCTTTCATTACTTTCTTCCGTCCTCTTTTTTAAACCCTCTCCCCACTTCTTCATGTCATACTTTCTTGCCATAATAATTTTCTCCTTTTTCTAAATTTTGTTGTCTTGTTTTTTCTTCGTAATAGGATCTCAGTATTGCTTTGCTCACCAACCGGAACATAATATAAAATACAATAAACCCAACCAATACTAATAACACTATTGTAAAAGGACTCATACTAACCCCTTCTCTTCCTAATTCCTTCTTTAAGAGACTCATAATGCTCTTTTCTCACGGCCTCTTCTTTAAGATCTTTAGTCATAGAACTTTCTTTAGGATTTGATGCCCAGTAGCCAGAAACGAACAAAGATACTAGTCCCTTTAAAGAATTATTCCTCATATCAAAAGATATTTTTGCCACTCCCAAAATTCTTGCATCTTGTACTGACTGCAGATAAAAATCATTCGCCTCCTTATATTTAGAATTCTGGATGATTGCATTTGAAATTGCAGACTCAGTTATTTTTTCAATACCATACTTGTTTGGATTTTTCCTTATCTCTCCATCCAGCTCCGCCTTTACCAAATCAAGCTTTTCCTTATTCTTATCTCTTTCATATAAAGCAGCAGCCTCTTGCTCAGCCCAATAGCAATATAACTGAGGCTGCTTAACCAGTTCTTCATCCAGCTCATTCTTGTTGATGAATATCTCTGTTTTAAAATCTCTGTTAATTTCTTCTTTGAAGTCTTCCTTGCTCATATTTTCTCCTTTACAATATTATTATATATTAATTTTGAAAAACTTATAAAATTATTTTAGTCCATTTGCCATTGCACAATATTTAACAAGTAAGCTCTTCCCGCCAGTATAAAAAGGTTCGGAGAACATATCCATTATCTCCACAACTCTTTGGTCATACTTGGACAATAAAACTTTTTCCATATACTTTAGGATTGACAATCTTATTTTCTCAGGGTCATCTTCAAGAGACTTTAGAATTTTAGCAATCGATTCCCACTTTGAGTTTCTCAGTAATAATTGACACAAATCTAAAACCGTTTTCTCTTCCACAGAAGTATTAAGTAGAACCCCTGTTGCATCTTTCTCATCCATATCTATAACTTGGTCTAACATTACCAATGCTTGTCTCGGACAACCATCACTATAATCCGTTATCAGATTTAAAAGAGAATCAGAAACATCCACATCCTCTTCTTTACAAACTCTCTTCAATAATTTTAAAATCTGAGACCTCTTGAGAAGTGGGAACATAAAAATCATGCATCTGGTTTTGATAGTTTTTATAAGTTTCTCCGGATCTGTAGTACATAGAATTAATCGAACGTGCTTGGGGGTGTCTTCCAGAAGCTTCAAAAGGGCGTTTTGAGCATCATTCGTCATTTTATGGCACTCGTCAATCAAATATATTTTTACTTTTCCTTTCATCGGAGCGTATTTACTATTCTCAGTTATTTCTCTAATAGTATCAATACCACGCGTGTTTGCAGAATTGTACTCAAAGAAGTCCATATCAGAACAGTTTAATGATGACTTGACTATTCTTGCCGAAGTAGTCTTCCCACATCCGGAACTCCCAACAAATAAAAAAGTTCTGACCTCCCCATTCTCTCTTCCCAATACGGTCATTAAAGACTCCACCACAGACTCTGCCCCCACAAATTCTTCAAAAGACTGTGGTCGGTATTTTAAATGTAATGGTAAACTCTTATCTCTTTCTTTCATTTTAACTCCTTTTTAGTTAAGTTTTTCTTTATTGTACCAACTCTCATTCACTTTAGTTACCTCTGCTTCCACTTCCAAAGGAACACAGAGGAATGGAAATTCCTTTCTAATAGCTTTTGTCATCACCCAATTCGCCATCTTTACTACTCTCTCCTGTTCTGATGGATATAAATCAAAAAGAATACTATCATGAATCTGACCAATAATTTTTGTTTTCCAGTTCTCTTTTACTCGAATATTATTTAATCTAATCAAAGACCAAAGCAAACAATGAAATGCAGCTCCCTGAATTGGATAATTAGATAACTGATTTCTTGATAAAAGTCCTGATCGACGATGTCCAAATAAAAATTGAATATGTCCTCTTTTCTTATAGGTTGTTTCATTTTCTTCTTTCCATTTTTTAATTAGAGGAAAACGTCGCCAGAATCCATTTTCAATTTTTTTGATATGCTCAATAAAATCATCAAGACTACTAATATTTTTTCTTTTAAGATGAGTCAGTAAAGGGGTATCTGTACCAGTAGTCAATGACTTTGCTTCCTCCCATAAATTCTGAGCACAAGATACATAATAAGAACCGTAAATTTCCGGAAACACGAAACCATTCTTCGTATGGAATCTCATCATCTTTGTCATTTCTTTATCAGAAGCAATCCAAACTTCTCTACCAATATCATAATGCATATCTGAAGTTGGGTCATTGATATATTTTATCAAGGTAGGATCTTTAGTATAACAAGCACAAATTCTCACTTCTATTGCAGAGTAATCTATTTCGAGTAATTTATTTCCTTTTGAAGGAATTATTCCTGACCGTGTTTCTTTTTTTGCTTCTTCATCTCTGACAGGAATATTTTGAAAATTAGGATTACTTGAGGAACTTCTGTAGGTATCTACAGTATGTAAATGGAAATTAGGATAAATTTTTCCATTAACTCCTTCTCTGATAAATTGAGCAAGATAAGTATCTTTTATTTTTTTAAGTCTTCTATATCTCAGTAAATCATCTATGAAAGGAATATGTATATTGGATAATGCTTCGACATCTACCGACATTCCCCCACTACTTGTTTTTTTATCTGATTTAATTTTAAGAATATCAAAGAATAGAATTTTTAAGTCTTTAACAGATTTAATATTTAAATCTCTCCCAGTAGCATTTTTAAAAAGCTTTCCTTCTTTCCCTTCCATTAAATCCAATTCAATTTTATCTATGAGCTTTTGTAGTTCTTTATCTCTTGTATTATACCAAGATTCATTAATACAAATCCCCTGACTCTCAATATCACAAAATGCAAGAGTGCCTTTTAGAAATAAATTATTTGCCTTTGTCAAATCCTCATCCTTCGCAAGTTCCATTACTTGCTCCTCATACAATTTTCTGGTGACCAAAGTATCAATTGCATTGTATCTGCATAAGTTTTTAAGAGGCATTTCATTCAATTTATTTTTTTGTTGACCTTCCAAAATATACTTTTTCATTTCCTTCTCATAATCAGGGACCCCCCATCTCACAAAAGACTGAAATTTTAATCCAATTGATGTAGAACGATATTCCAAAATATGTTGGGTAACCATTGTATCATGAACCCATCCTTTAGTCTCTGTATCAAATCTTGCTAAACCCCATAAATGCTCAAACTTGATATTCTGGTTTATTTTTAAAATATCTTTATTCTGCAATATCTTTTTCCATAACTTCTCAATACCAGAAATTTCATACTTTACTTCAGGATGATCTAAGCCAAAAGAAACATTATTAATCCCGATTGACCATATCTTTGGGTCCAGCAGGTGAGAATTAAGAGCTGATGTTTCATAATCGAACACAATAGGTTTTTTGTCCTCCAACACACATTCCAAAAAATCTTCTATTTCTTGCCGACCATCCAAAACATTAACGGACAAATCTATTTGAGAAGGCATCTTTTTACTCAAACAAGATAAAGCCCATTTTATATCTCTTTGAAAAATAATATCTAGTTTTTCATCCTTATTACGCAAAATGTAAGAGGGGTGGTACATAGGGATTACAAAACAATTTCTATCAAAATCAGGTATCAATCTTCTTCTCCATACATTGACTGCTGACTCAGAAAATCTATGAGAGTAGAAAGAGGTGATCGCCGAACTCCCCATCAACCATATAAACTTGGGATTAAGTTCCTTAATAGTATTTTCCAAATTACTGTAACAGAGTTTTAATTCCTTTCGTGTTGGTTTTCTATTATCAGGAGGACGACAAATCACAGAATTGGTTTTCCAGAAATCATGGTCTAAATCATAACCGATATCCTTCAATGCATTTCTAAGTATCTGTCCTGCTTCTCCTATTAATTGAATACCTTTCTCGTCTTCTGTCTTCCCAGGCGCTTCGGCAATGATGAGTATTTCCTTTTGCCCTTTCCCCGTATATTTCATTTTTGGATGCTTGCATCCTTTATAAAGACCACAAGACTCACATGGGTCTTTTACTTCCTCTATCTTTTCTTTTGTTCTAGGAGCAAAATAGTCCTTTTTTGTAAAAAAACCTTTCATTTTTTCCTCTTCTCAATTTCTGACTTAAATAAATCAAAAGACCAAGCAAATGAACTCAGCGGTCGTATATATATATATGAGAACAATCTATTGCCTGCTTTAATTAGAACTTTTTCTTGTTGCTCGGAAACGACATGTCCTGCTAGATATATTTTCATTTGACCATTCCTTAAATAAAATAAAATCTTGAGAAGCCATTCCATCTTCTTTATGGGAGTAGAAAGAATAAAGTCTTGAACAATATTTTTCTAATAAAAACATTTCTCTCTCTCTCAATAAGGTATTTCCTGCGAAATAAATTATCATACGGGCAAACTCATAATGTGTTTGAATTGATCTGACTCGAATAGTGCCTTTCCTTCCCCGAGGGTCATCACTGTACTTTTTGAAAGAACCTGTCCAAAAAACTGAGGATTAATAAAGAAAGTAATTTTCTTTCCTTTGTATTTAAACTCCACTTCTTTCTCGACCCATCCTGTTTCTTTTTCCCCCCTACAAATTATGCCGTCAGGACCAATTGAAACTGATATCTTTTTTGACAAGTCTACTTCCCCTTCTGCCATGATCATCGTAAGGTCAATAGCAGATCTCAATTCCTTTGGAAGTTTTAATTCCAACCCTTCAGTTTTAAAATACTCCTGTAAATCGGGAAATTCCCCTTCCACATTTCTGGAACTAAAGCATACATCATCCTCTGTTTTGAAATATACCCAAGCATCTGATACCGAGTATTTTATAGGTTTGAATTTTATCAACTCAATTACCGAAGTTAGAGGAATAAGAAAATTCTTTTTAATCTTGGATTTCATTTTATATGAAGAAATTCTCACATCATCTGATGACATAATCATATCCCCTTGAACTCCTAAGCACGATAAAAATCCTTGGGACACATCTTTCGAGATAGAAAACATACAAAGATAAATCCCCTCAGTAAACCCTTCGGGAATGGGGAGCCATTTCTGTTTATCCAATTCAAGAAGATCGACCAGATCAAGAACCTTCGTGTCCTTAGAAGCTGCCATTCCTGATTTGACTTTTCCAGATTTGATGAGAAGGACGTCTTTGTCATAAACTAATTCCACTTCATCTGCTTCCATTTTCACCAACAATTTATAAAAATCGTCAGCTTTAACTGAGCAAGAGAAATCTGTTTTAAATGGATGACTAATGCAAATTCTATCATTGTAAGTTATGATATTCTTCCCGGCAAAAATAAAATGAGTAGCCTGCTCTACCAATTCTTTCTTTGCCAACCCCGGTTTTACCGCAGCCAAAATTTTTAATAGTTCTTCTCGTTTAACTTTCATTTTTTCTTTCCTCTCCTTTTACTTTTCCTGAACTGGTATACTTCTCCAACAATAAAGGATCCTTGCTCACTCTCAAAAAATAGTAGGACATCAATCTATATTTATAATACAATTTCTTTTCTCTTCCCTTTACATTACTGACCGTGAATCCGGAAGCAAGATAGATTATCATTATTTTCTCAATCCAAATTTCTTCTGCAAGGATTCTTTCTTAAAAGACCATGGCCATTTCGGCAATGATTCTTGTAAATCAAGATAGTAGGCTATATTTAATTCATCCCGCAGTTTGTAATCATTACAAATTCCGGGCTCAATAATGGTTTCCACTAATCGGTCGTCCGACCAACCATCTCTGACATATCCTTCTCTATTGTCCGTGCCATAGATACTTCGTTGAGAGTCTGCCTCTTCTTTACCAAACCAACGTTCCCCTTCTTTTAGTTTATAGTCTCTATCCACTGACCTATACTCGGATTTCCCGAGAACATACCCTTTCTTCTTGAAATACTCCATGATTACTTTTCTCTCCATCTCAGTGTAAGTAAGAATATGTTTGTCTTGTTCTTTAATATCCGGAGATTTTAAAGACACTGTCACTTTCCAAGGCTGCTCATCATACACATATTTCCCATTTCGGAAACGAGGGACCATCACAGATCCAAATCTCCCCGTCATAACCCAACTTGTTGAGTCTACACTATACCAAGGATACTTAAGTAATAACTCTAAAGAGGTCATACCAAAACCATGAACTTTCACTTTTGGCATTCCATCTTTATCACAGATATACTTCTCGAACACTTCATCCAGAATAGGAACTATGTCTTTTTTGGAAATTGAACCTCCCGCCATACCTCCAAGACCAATATATTCATACTCTTCATCAATATACTTTTTCAACCAACTATAAGGTTCCAAAGTAGAATGGAAAACAGGAAGTGGACGCAGTCCTTTACTTTCCATGTATTTCTGATTTCTATAAGTAGCCTCGGGATCTCCAATAACGTCAAGATTTGCATACACCGTGATGTATTTTATATTCTTCTTTATGAAGGAAATGTATTCATCTATATCAATAGTGACCCCTTTCGACCAAGCAGAGTAAGCACCCGAATCTAAAAAAAGATTTATTTTCTTCATTTTATAAAAATCCTTTTCGTTTTAATATTTGTAGTTCTTTACAGTTCGGACAATCACATTCACTCATGTCTGAATTATTCAGATAGCAATTATAAAAGTCCAAGTACTTTTTCTCTTTTAAAAAAGAGAGAACGCGTTTCTTTGTCCATCCCACAACTGGTAATTTTACATCAAGATGAAGAAGAGAAGAAAACAACTTCAAACTAACAAAGTTGCTGTCTTTATATTGATCGAACAAAGGGAGAAGACCTCTATTGCCCATTATAACTTCTGAGTACTTCAATTCTTTTAGTTTCGATAGAAAAAGAAAATTCCGGCGTTCTTGATCATGAACTAAGTTCATTTCAATCACTATCAATTCTTTATGAAAGTGGTCAGCAAGAAACTGAGCTTTCTCTTTTTCTTTAACTAAATAAAGTTGATTGTAATTAAAAAAAATAAAATCATACTCGTTTACCCTTTCTTCAAAAAGAAAAGGAAGGCACCCTGAATCAAATCCTCCTGAAATGGTCATACATTTTTTTCCCATTTAAAAATCTCCTTAACGTTTATTTTTGATACTGGAAAGAAAGGTTGAGTGACCATCTCTCCTTCATGGGATATCCAATCACATAACTGATGAATTAATACCCCCATTGCTAATGTCGGTTCCAAGAAAGAAACAAGCACAACAAAAAATAAACTGTGAGTTCCTCTATATAGGTTCTTCTCTGTAGAGGTCAGAAGAGAAGAATCAAAACTAATTTTTTTTCTCTGTATTTGAATCTCATTAACAATCAAAGGCAAATCAATCACAACCGAACCCAAAATAAAGAATGAGGATGGAAAGACAGTCACGTATCCAATTAAACCAATTAGAAGATGTTTATCAATCCCCATTTTGAGTTCCTTCAATCTAATGTTTTAACAAAGAAAAAACTTCTGAACGACTCGATGGATCCTTAAGAAAAACCCCTTTCAAGGACGAGGTCATCATAATAGAATTCTGTTTCTCCACTCCTCGCATTCTCATACATAAATGGGAAGCTTCTATAACACAAACAGCCCCTTTAGCTTTTAAATTACTCATAATGGCGGAAGTTATTTGATCCCCCATTCTTTCTTGTATTTGTAATCTGCGAGCAAAAGCATCAACGATACGAGCCAGTTTAGATACCCCAATGACTTTCTTATCTGGAATATAAGCCACATGTGCTTGACCAAAGAATGGAAGCATATGATGTTCGCACATAGAATAGAACTCAATATTCTTTAGAACAATTATCTCATCATAACTATCATTGATAGCTTCAAATGTTTTAAATAATGAGCTTATGTCTATGGAGTAACCTCCAAACAAATGTTTATATGAACGAACAACCCTTGAAGGGGTTTCTACAAGACCTTCTCTATCTAGATCCTCCCCAATAAATTGGAGTACCGTTTGGACTGCTTCTTCAACTTTCTTCTCCATATTACCATCTCCTTACATTACAAAGTAATAGATCTTGTGACAGGTCTATTACTTTGTTTATTGATTCCCCTCTATTTATTTTGCCCCTGCCGGTAAATACTTTCCTTTCTGCCAACTACCCACCCACGACTTTATAGTAAGAGGGGAAAGGTCTTTTCCTTCTTTACTCTTCTGAAGTTCTTCCACAGTCATCTTCTTCTTAGAATCAATCCAAAGAGAGTAGATCAAGAATTTTCTACTGGGACCTTTTTCCTCTTTTTTAGATTTAGCTGGTTTGTCTTTTTTGGGCTTTTCTTTCTCCGTTTTCATCTCTTTTTCTCCTTTCATTTTCTTGGTTTTTTCTGGTTTCTTTAGGTCCTCTTTTTCGTTCTCTTCTTCTGGTTGTTCAGTTTCTTCCGACTCTAAGAACAATTCCTTGTATGCTACTCTTACTTCTTCCGGAAGCTTCTGTTGTCTTTCCTCCTCTGTAGCCCCATACTCCTCATTATCAAGGACTGAGTCAACAGCCTGACCAAACAACTCTCTCAACTCGTCTTCTTTGACCTTAATGTCGATGGGGTCAGTCAATTCTGTCTCGTTGAGCTTCTTAACAACCACAACCAATTTCTTTCTTTCCATTTTTTTTATTCTCCTTTTTAAAATTGTTATTTATTTCTTCCTTCTCATATTTATATTATATATTATTTTTACAAAACTTGACAAAATATTTTACTTAATTTCTTGGAAAACGCTTTCTTTATATTTGCTTGGTAATGTGAAAGCCTTCTCCGAATTTCCTTTTAACTTATCGTTGTGGTGATTTGAAAATCCAAAACCAGGCAAAGTACTTAAACCATCCATACTAAGAAGAAAATTAAAAATTTTTAGTTGAGCTCTTTCCCCATTAAAATATTTTAATTCCATGTGATTAATCATTTTCGAAAACAAAGACAATTTTCTCAATAAAGATACCAACTCTTTCTTTCTTATTTCATTTTTGGTATCTTTCTCCTCAGAAACCAGAACTTCCTGAAACAT